GAGAAAATAAAGGCGATATATCCGTGACTACTTTTGAGATGACTATCCGTTTCCCTTATGATTATACAATTGACCAATTAGACCGTTTTTTAGTCACGAAATTCAGAGGTGAAACCGTCAATCTGCTTTATGAGATAAACACACCAGTCAGGCTTGGCATCAGCGCAAAAAGAGCAGGTGTCAAGAAAGTAGAGTTGTAATGCAGATAGAACTTAAGTTAGATTATACAGAGTTCTCAAAATGGCTCAGTAAAATTAGCGATGATATGAAAGGCAAAACAGCCAGAAGTGCAATATCAGCAGGTGGCTTTACTCTTGAAAAGCATATAAAGCTTAACATAGATAAGCAAGGATTGAGAGACACAGGCAGGCTGATAAACTCAGTAAGTGTAGGAGATATTAAAGCAAACGCATCAGGATATGAATGTTACGTAGGACCAAGAGGAGTAATCTATGCAAGGATACATGAGTTCGGTGGAACGATTGTACCAAAAAGAGCTAAGATGCTTCATTGGGTAGATAAGACCACAGGTAAAGATGTATTTGCAATGAGAGCAGTCATTCCTGCGAGACCATATATGAGACCTGCTATAGATGAAAACAAAAAAGAGATATTCGATGCTATGATTACGCAGATATCTAAAGAACTGATGAAATGAGTACATATATAGAAGATGCTCTATTGACTTATTTGCTTGCAAATGCAAGTATCAATGCACTTGTTGGCGATAGGATTTATGCCATGCACGTACAGCAGGAAGCCACGATGCCTTGCATTACGTATCAGAGGATAAGCACAGAAAGAGTATTGACTCATGACCAAACCAGTACAGGATTGGCAATCCCAAGATTCCAGTTTGATGTATACTCATTCAGGTATAGTGAAGCTTTAGAAATAGCCGAAGCATTGAGAGATGCTTTACAAGGATATGCAGGTGCTATGGGAACGCTTACTACAATGGGAGTACTGCCTATGCTTGAACAGCACACAGAGGATAGAGACTTGGAAGTGTTCAGGCTTATAATAGATTATACGATTAGATATGAGGAGTAAATATGAGTAAGTTCGCATCATATGGAAGCGTACTTGTTATGGATGGAGACGATATCGGACAGATAACGAACATATCCGGACCAAGTATGAGTTTGGACACAGTTGATGTTACTACTCACGACCAAGCAGATGCTTGGGAACAGGTAGCACCGACAATTTTACGCTCAGGCACAGTGACAGTTGATATTGTCTACGACCCGGATGACACAGAACACGTAGCGGCATTGGCAAACATGGTTGGCAAGGCGACAGCGGCTTTTGAGTTGCAGTTTCCTGATTCAGCCTATACCGAATATGAGTTTGATGCCTATGTTACAGGCTTCACTCCAACCGCACCAGTAGATGGCGCATTAACAGCGTCAATCACTTTGAAAATCACTGGCGAGCCAGTATTGAATTCAACCTATACACCATAAGGAGTAGATTATGGCTAAATATTCAGCATTTGGAACGATGTTAACCAGAGGTGCATATCCCGGAGTGGAAGTAGCACAGGTAACCAGCATCTCAGGTCCTTCTATCAGTTTGGATACGACAGATGTGACCGAACATGATGGCACAGGATGGGAAGAATTGGTCGCAACGATTCTGCGTTCAGGAACAGTAACAGCAGATATCGTTTACGACCCGAATGCGGCAACGCATAAGAATGCGTCAGGCGGTTTGCTTTATGACTTAGCGCAGAGAGCATCTTCAGTATGGAATGTTGTATTCCCGACAACGCCAGTAGCTTATATCACCTTCACAGGATATGTAACAGGCTTTACGCCTAATGCGCCTGTTGATGGTGCATTGACAGCATCAGTTACAATCAAGCCTACAGGCACAGTGACCTTACCATAGGAGCAGTTATGTTAACCAGAGACCAGATTCTAAAAGCAAAAGATATTCCTATGGAAAAGGTGTCCGTGCCAGAGTGGGGCGGTGAAGTTATGGTTAAAGGACTTTCTGGCAAAGAGAGAGATTGGTTTGAACTCTCAGTATTTGAACAGAAAGGCAGAAACCAAAAAGTCAATATGGCAAACCTGCGAGCCAAGCTTGCAAGTTTGTCAATATGTGACGAGGAAGGCAACCGACTGTTTTCCGAAGATGATGTTGAAGAACTGGCTAAGAAATCAGCAGTAGCGTTACAGAGAGTTTTCTCAATAGCGCAAAGGCTAAGTGGACTGTCTAACGAAGAAGCAGAAATTCTTGCAAAAAACTAACGAAGGGCAACCGGAGATTCTACTTCCGGTTAGCCCTTAGGTTAGGGATGACAGTTGAAGAACTGCTTTACAGAGTTTCGAGCAGAGAGCTTACAGAATGGATGCTATTTTATGAGATAGAGCCATTTGGCACAGAGGTAGAAATGTATGGACACGCAATGACAGCATCAACGCTGTTGAATATATACAGAGATGTAGACAAGCATCCAAAGCCTATTATGCCAAAAGACGTCATGCCAAAATGGGGGAGTTTTGATAAAGTAGAATCGCAGATAGCTAAAGTTGAAGAAATCAATAAGCTGTTAGGTGGAAAGGACAAAAGAAATGTCAGCGACAGTCGGTGATTTGTTAGCAAAGTTATCACTTGACAGCAGTGGATTCTCAGATGGCGTAAAGAAATCGCAGGATGAGTTAAAAAAGCTTAAGTCCAGTATGGAGAATTTAAGTCTTGCTGGCACTCAGATGACTGCAATAGGCAAGGCAATATCAATAGGTATCACAGCACCGCTTGTTGCGGCAGGTACGGCTATAGCAAAGTTTACTATAGACGCCGCCCCTATGGTGAATGTTCAAAAAGCTTTTGAAGGTGTCTCAGAGTCCGCAGGAGTTATGGGCGATGAGATGCTTACAGCCTTGCAGAAAGGCTCTCACGGAATGATATCTAACATTGATTTGATGAAGTCATTCAATACAGCCGCCGCTCTGGTTGGCACAGACTTTGCCAAGAAGCTTCCAGAAGCTTTTGAGTATCTTGGTAAGGTAAGCGCATCAACAGGTCAAGACATGAGTTATATGCTTGATTCTCTTGTTCGTGGTGTTGGTCGTTTAAGTCCTATGATTATTGACAACTTAGGCATTCAGGTCAGTCTCACGGAAGCCAATGAAAAGTATGCTTCCAGTATAGGCAAGAGTGTTGATAAATTGACAAAGGCAGAACAGCAAACAGCCTTGATGAATCAAGTTATGGAAAAGCTTGCTCTCAATACTTCATCAATGCCAAGTAATGTAGGCAGTACCAGTGAAGCCATTGCTATTATGAAGGCAACTTTTAAGAATGCTAAGGATGAGATAGGCACAGGCTTCCTTCCTATTCTGCAAGATATAGTCGAAAACTTCACAGGATTTATAGATAAGATAAAGCTGGTAGTATCAGAAGGTGGTGCTTTATATCCAGTATTACAAGGATGGGGTGAAGGGCTTGCAGGCATTATTGAAACAATCACAGGATTTATAGTCAAGTTGAGTGAGATGGACTCAGCGTGGCTCACTACGATAGCAAATATAGCTGGATTCTTAGCTGCATTAGGACCGGTGTTATTAATTACAGGAAAGGTTACGACAGGTTTGAGCAAGGCTATTCCTGCGATTGTCAGTTTCGCTACGAGTATGGCAGGCGCGGGGGTTTCTGTTGGTGCGGCGTTAGCACCGATTACAGCACTTGTAGGTATTCTGGCAGGTGTTGGCATAGCGATTGCGCATCACAAATCAAAGGTAGACGAACTGGCAAGGAGTTATGGGGATTTAAGAAATAAAGCAGTAAAGTCTGGTCAGTCCTATGATGAATATGCCAAAAGTGTAGGCGATGTCGGGCATACTGTAGAAGAAACTAATTTTTCGCTTGTGGCTCATCAAGCCACAATGAAAGACTTGAAAAGAGTTTTGAATGACTTGCACGATGCTCAGGTTATAACTGAAGATGAATATGTTAATTTTATGTATGGGCTTGAATATGGAACGAAGTCTGTAAATGAAGTATCGGAAGCTGTCTATAACTTTGCTAAAAGAGAGAATGATTTAACTTATGCAGTAGACCAAACAGCAGAAAGTATGATAGAGCATTATATTGCTATCAGTAAGACTCAGCAAGGTATGAAAGAATTTGAAGAGCAAGTAATCGCTACAGAAGAAGAACTGCAAAGGTTGTTAGAAATCCAGCAAGAGCTTGCCGATGCCAAGTCATTATCAACTAACTTTCAAGGTATGGTTGGCTATGCCAAGCAATGGGATGATACTCAAGGACAGTTAAACGATAAGCTGGCTCAGATAGCAGTAATTGATGTCAATGGTGATGGAATTGCAGATATAGGCAACAAAGCACAAGCTACGCAAGAGGACTTAGACGCACTGAACGGTGAAGTCAAAGACTTACAGCAAGCTATGACCGATATGGCTAATCAGGTCGTTCTTGATATGCTGATGGCTACGATATCCGTAGGTGGCATCACTGAAACAGAAGCTAAAGCCTATTTTAAGCTTGCAGATGATATGGGTATTATCTCGAAAGAAGCATCAGAAGCGGCAATGACA